TGTAAAAATATCGCCAGCTTTTAAGTATATTGTACCATCAGAAACGCTTTTGATTTTATTTACGATATGACTATTTAATGCATTCTTAATTTCATTGAATTTTTTATCATCATGAATATACATTTGCCTTAATTCTAAAATTGATTCTTGTAATACCCATTCATAAATGTTTTTTATTTTTTTCAATATATCAATTTTAGAATAATCGACTTCTTTGCCATGCTTTGGATTAAAATCTTCGTCACCATTATCAAATTTTGTTAAATATTCTTTAAATGCCGATGCTAACTTTTTCTTATTAAATCTGAATTCTGTATCTATCATTTTTTTAGCTCCGCTAAATTCTTGCCATAATTTATTGTAGTTGATAAGTCTAAGAATTTAACAATTTCAGTTAATACATTTTTTTCATCTGGATGGATATCTATAATCATTTCATCATAAATTGTTGCTATTAGTTTTGAAAATTTATTGTTGAAATAAAGATAATGTGTAATTGCATTTGTATATTGAATTGAAGTAAATGAGGCTAAATTCTGAATCATGTTATTCATACATTTTCTTTTAGCTTCAGTCTCTGTTTTATAGGTTATTTTAAATCCATTTTTTGTTGTTATGCTTAGATTCTTTACGGCATTATTTTTGAATGTTTCTAATTTCTCTTTTATATTGAACTCTTCAACAGTTGCATTAATAATATCAATATCGTATTTAGAAGAACCATACATCCATTTTATAATGTTTGTTTTGACTTGTTTTCTTGTAAATCCACCTTTATAATGAAGCAAATTAATCTTATCTGTAATTGCTTGATATGGATCGCTAAATTCACAATACACATCAAAAAATTTTAGTAATATCTTAAATTCAAAGCATTGAAAATCTATGCCGCATAACATACCATCATGAAATCTAGATATAATTATTTTTGAATATTTTTCAGGTATGTTATGAAATGATGAAGCAAGTCGACCAGTAGATGTATGATCTAAATGATATTTAATTTTACCATGATATTGAGCTTCCTTTAAATCAGAAAAATACTTAGAAACCAAATTTATATCTAGCATTTCTAATTCATCTGTATCTATTTTTATTTTTGCAAATTCTTCTATTATAGCGTAATACATAGAAGCATTATGAAGTAATTTAATGAATTTTTTATCTTTGAAATCTAATTTCATTATTTGATAAATTTTCAGTAATACTTCAAGCTCATATTTAATCAATGAAGAAAGATTTGATGAACTTAACACTTGATATGAAAAAAAATCAAAATTGAATAGCCTTGTATAAAATTTCATATGTTCATCTGGACATTTAGTATTTACAAATTTTTGAATGGTTTCGTCTGTTAAATCTATATGCTTATTGAACCTATCATAAAGGAATAACTTAATATCTTTGAAAAGCGAAATGTCAGGAGTAAAATCATTATTGATCATTACAGAATAAAATTCTTTGAGGTCGTAAAGTATAACAAAACATTGTTTGTCTATTAATATTTTGAATAAATTGCTAATAAAATTTTTTTGGTCAAGAATTTTATCTACAATGAAAAATATTTCATCTATGACAAAACCTATAGAAATAATTTTTGATAATTCATGATCAGGCTTTAATGATAAAATGATATTCTTATCTTTAGCTTCATATATTTTATTTAAAAGTAAAATTTCATTGTAGTTATGTATAATTTCCATAATAAAACCTTAAAGTATAGAGTAGTTTATTACCTTCCCCCTTCCCTCTTAGGATTTTAAACCAGCTTTACCCTATTTTTAAACTATCATGTATTGCCATCGATGGTATTGTTCCCAAATAATTCATCATCATTTCATTTGCAGATAATGGTCTATTGAATATTCTTGTCATACCAACCGTACCTGTAATTCCTGAACTTGCTAAATCTAAATCTTTTCCTATGAGCAATCTTGTATCAGAATTAACTGCTGGAAATGAATTTATAGAGGCACTAAAAGAGGCACTATTTCCGTTAATATAAACAAAACCACCTGATTCACTACCTGTAGTATTATGAACAACAGCCCCAATATGATACCATCTGCCAATATCCATAAAACCAGCAGTTACTGAACTAGCTCCAACTTTTAATCTAACTGTTCCGCTCTCTTCCTTAAGTGAAATTACTTCTGTACCGCTGCTGCCAACAGATAAAATATTTGTGTTTCCTGTAGCTGCTAATTTAATATGGGTCATTACAGAAAATCCATTTGCAGTAGATGCATTAAAATGATGACTGCTTAAGCTTTCAATCCAAGAAGTACCATCTAATCTAAAACCACCATCGCATGGAGAATATGTAAATCCTGTAATTGTTGCGCTTGTTCCATCCCCAGATGCCGTTCCTTTAATATCTGCTGAAATAGAATTATTTGATCTATCTTCAATTCCAGTTATTTGAGAAGAAAGTTCTTGCCTATTATATGTGTATAACAATACCTGACTTTTACCTGTAGTTCCATCAGGAGGTGTTTGTTCAGGGGCAGGTCTAAAACCTGTACCAATATAATTCAAATCATTATTTATTTTTGTTAAACCTGTTATTGAAATATCACCAACATTAATGTTATTATCTTTAATAATAACATCTACCCTATTAGATTTTGTTATTACTGTAGATATTGTATATTGATTTTGAGATGCAGTTGTTGTATTTGCAGCTGTCCCAATACCACCTGTTATAGACTCTGGAAGAAGTTCTTTTGAACCAGTTGTGCTATTTAAATTTGCTGATGTTCCCCAATGAAAACTAAGCAAGCCAGAAGCAGCTTCATTTTTTTCTTTTACTATTCTAGATATAGCAACAAATTCATTTCCTGTAAGAGATTTGTTTGTTACTAAGACAAATACTGGCTGTTCATTATAGTCACCAGCATTTGTTAAAAATTTTACCTTATTTTCAATGAGAAAATTTGTCGTATCCATTTAAATTCCTAATCTAATATAGGCCAAATCATTTGACCTGATTTTCTTGTTCTGCTTGCACCTACAAATGATGATGAATAATCACCTTCTGAAACTTGAAGACCATCAATTTGCCATAATGAACCAGCATTGTTACTAGCATTTAAACCTATCACTGTTACTTTTCCAGTTAATGTAGCTCCACCCAATGTATTTCTAACTATAATTGGTTCCCATGTTGTAGCATTAGAAACTGCTGTAATTGATGTTGAAGAATTACCTAAATCAAATGTTACTCTAGCTGATACTGATCCAGAAATAGTTCTATATCTAAGACTTAAAGAATATGTATTATTTTGATATAATAATGCTGAATTTGAAACATTTATAGAGGCACCAGTATCAGCAGATACTGTGTTAATTTTAATTCCTGATGCACCATAAAAAATGTTATTGTTTTCTTGAGTTATTGTAACATTACTACCTGTTGTTGCCCAGGAATTAAACTCATCCTTGATTAAATTTTCGTTACCTATTTCTAATTTTAGAGTATTATCTTGAGGATCTAATACTAATAATCCACCATAATCTTGATTACCGCCTAATAAATTCTTTAAATCACCAGAAGCTGATAACCCATTTATGATTGTTGTTTCAGAGGAAATATTATCTGACCCTTCAAATCCTGATGGTGTTCCATGATGACTATTCGGTGTTGAGTCCACTATTGATGCAGATATTGCAGAAAATAATTGAAATGCAGACACTGTTTCAAAACGCCACCATGCAGCCAATGTATCAGCCGAAGGTTGAAATTCATTTAATGGTGGAGATAAATCTTCAGGAGCTTGACCAATTGCAGTTACAGCACCAATTTGCCCATATGCTGTTGTAGAACCTGTATCAAGCCATAATCTTACTTCATCTAATCTACCACCAAAATTTATAGCTCTTTCACCAAGAAGAGTTCCTGTTATAGATGATGCGGTAGGTAATTGTATTGTTTGAGTTTTATCAAGAACTCTATTTATGTATATTTTTGCTGTTTGGGCACCTGATGCATATTCACAAGCAATATGATGCCAATCAGTTATATTAATACTAGCATCTGAAGTTACAACAAAAGAGTGATCTTGGTCATGATTTATTCTGAATTCTATATAATGCAATCCACCTGTTAAAATAACACTTCCAATATAAAAACCATCAAAACCAGAAGTAGTTGCACTATTAGATCTCATTATAGATACGTCAAAAAAAGTACTTCTAGCTGCACCAGTAACATTATGCTTAATAAATGCATCAAATGAAACATTATTTGCAGAAGCGCCAGATACACCAATATCTTGCGCAAGTATGATATTACCAAATGTTAATGAATCATCAATAGCATCAAGCGGAATAGATACATTTGATAATGGTCCTGGTGTATCGCTATTTAAATCTATAGTTTCAGGATCCTCAATTAATCTATTGAATAATGTTTGATATTCGCCAGTAGCCCCGACGTTTATAAACTTAAAAGCCATTATTTTTCCTTATATATCAAGTTGAACTCTAATTGTTACGGGGATGTCAGTTGATTTTCTCATTGGTCTTGTTAATTTTCCCACTGCTAATAAATTATTATCATCATCGTATAATCCTATTGATGAAATATGAGGTTGCCAAGCAATACCACTTGAAACTAAATCTGGAAAGAATTCAGCATTATTTGAGCTACCTGTCAATCCACCAGTCATATAATTTCCACCGGCAGTAATATTAAATGCTGAAGGATTTAAAGTAAAATTCATTTCATTTGGTTGGCATTTACAAAATACGCTTAATTCTGTATTTTGAACAATTGCTCTATATTTTAATGATGTAATTGATTGAACTATGCTTGTCAATGATGATGATGCAGATGTAACAACAAACATTCCTTCATCATTAAGAAATGCGCCATAAGTAACACCATTGCTCTTTCTTACTAATGCTCCAGAACCAGAATCATAATAATCATCTGCATGTGCGCCAGTTACTGCTGCAGTTAATGATCCATTTTTTATCTTAACATCAAAAAATCTTTTTTTCAATTGATAGATTCCAATATTACCAGTAAGACCCGTATAGCTTTCTTCAAAACCCCTATTGAATAATGTCATTCTTGTAGAATAATATGAACTAGAATTGCTGCCAGTTAAGCTTGCAGTTACTGAACAAACAGATGTAGCTAATGTATCAGCAGTCGTTATTGTCAATAATCTTGATGTTTCAAAATCAGTGTAAATAACATCAGAAGCCTGTAACGAAACATAAGCATTTTCAATATCTTTGTTCGTTATTATAGGTAATGTTGGAGGTCCTAAAGCCATTATAGTTTTATCTTTATTTTTTTTCCATCGCTAGATGAAAATATGATTGTTTTAACTAAAAATTTTCTATCTCTAAATTCATCAATTCCTACGTATTTTTTTCCTATTCCTGGTTGAACATATCCTATTGTAACATGCGGCTTATAATCAGGCCAACTATTTTCATTTTTTATATTTTTATCTAAGGTATAATGCATTTTATGTAGCATTTCACCATGAACATCAATTTTTATAACATCGTAATTATCAGCATTAAAAATTGATAATTTACCAAGAAATACTTCAAATGGTTTAAATTTCTTTAATATCTGTCTTGTTTTTATTGGCTCTTCTTCATGCAGGCCATATAGCACTGTACAATGAATATCATCTTCTCTTCCATAAGAATCATCTTGGGGATCTTCATATATTTCATTATTAGGAATATTATCATTTCCCCATTTTATCAATTCTCTTGCAAAATTTAATGGAAAATTTGCTTGTGTTGAACTATAACTATAACTACCTTTCATTTTTTTCATTCAACTTTCTTAGTTTCATGTTAAAAATCCAATTTTGTTTGTATTTCTACTTTACTTGTTTCATCTTTTCTAACTGGCACTGATAATTTTCCAATAGCTACTAATTCACCTGTATCATTGTATAAGCCAACAGACGTAATATAACCAGCAGGTTCATCTAATATTGTTCCACCACTTTCAACATCTACACCAGCTGGATTTTCAGTAAAATTAAATTCATTTCCTTCACCAACAGCATTTAATAATAATCTACCTCTGTTATCTATTGAATTAAATACAAAACGTTCAACATTTAATGCAGCGTTATTAGTTCCTGTTACTGAAAAACCAAAATCACCAGTTGTCCCAGATGCTGGCCATAAAAAATTCATTCTAGCATTAGTATCATCAGCATCTAAAACTATAACACCTAAATCATAATAAATTATACCTACTCTAATTTGTGTACCATCTGCAGCCCTTCTAATTATTCTTCCTTGCTTAAGATCATTATCAATAACATTATTTTCTGGGATGTCTATGTATAAATATGTTCTTGGATTTGCAGATAAGGATGTATCAACTATTGTATTTCCTTGAGCAGTTACAGTGAAATCTGTATAATCAAATAATTCAATTTTTGATTCACCTATCAAGCTACCAGTATTAGAATTTTGTGATACATCTGCGGCAGTTATAGTATTTCTTTTATTAAAATTCCACCAACCAATTAAATTAGTACCTAATGTGCCTGTTAATGAATTATCCTTGAAATTATTAAATGATAAACCTGCTGAGCTTGTAGCATTTACAATTTTTTCAACCGATTGCTTAATTCCAGTAGTTCCATCTGTAAATCTTTGATTCCATATTCTTATATGTTGTATTTGACCATCAAAACCACCTTCAATACGAGGATTATTAGCATTTAATAATGAGCCTCTATCTCCAATCGTATCTTCTTTGCCATCTCTATTGAAATTTGATATACCAAAATACAGATTATTACCAGAAGGTGAAGCATCTTGAGTATCAACATATTCTATTGCACTTGTTCTAATTGGTATTCTTTGTTCAAACATATTTGCTTGAATAACAGGGCCACCAGCAGAATCAGCACCACCTCTTCTTGGATCTACTTGTTCTTTGTTAAGTAATTTAAATCCATCAATATAGCCAAATACTGCTCCAGCACCAGATTCAATTGTTGTGCTTTTATCAACTCCTGAAATTCCCCAAGAAACTATTAAATGATGAAATCTTCCATCAAATAAATTTATTCCTACGTCACTTGGAATGAATAAACCTGATGCTTGAATATCATTTTTTGCAAAATCTTCTGAAAATGTATCATTAGCTGTAACTGATCTTATATAGAATCTAAATGCATTTTGAACATTATCTGCTGATTTTGTTAACTCTAATTTTAAAAATGAATTTTGTGTTTCTACAGTTGCACCAGCCCAAGCTTCAGAAGAAAGTCTTCTCCATAATATAACTGAATTTTCTTTGTATGGTCTAATTATAGCTTCAATTGTTAAACCACTTGTCGCAGTATCTAAACTTGTGCTTTCAGCCCAAGGAACACCAAAAAATGATTTATCGGTTGTCCCAATATCACCGCCAAATGGATTTTTTAGATCTAATGCAGTAACTAATCCTGTTGATGCACCTGCAACAATTCCTGTTGCAGAAGTATTAGAAAGATTCATTTCCATTCTAACAGAATTAGGTTCTATAGATGATCTAAACAAATCCCTTCTTAACGTAATTAATCTAATAACTGAAATACTTGACGCTGTGCTTGTGCTTTGTAATGCAGTTATACCTGCAACATAAGAATTATCGTTCCTATATAAATATCCATGAGTATAATTGAATATAGATTGATGAGATGCTGTAGCTGCATTATTGCTTGAACTTTTAAATTCTTGATCTGGGGCAGAAAGAAAAATACCTGATGTTCTTTCTGCTGTTAACGAACTACCTGGAACTGTTGATTTATCAAATAAAAATTGATACTTAAGTTCTTTAGTTAATGTTAAACCAAATGATGGAGGTGTATCAACATCGAAGAATGAAATCTTCCCTAATGAACGAATTCCAGTAAAAAAATGAACATGCGTCGCAGTAGGACTTCCAGTAGAAATACTCAAGTTTTGCCTATTATCAAATGAAATAGGTACAATATCTGAATCGCTGAATGCTTTAAACATTTATTTTTTTACCTTAAAATCAATACTGTAATTGGACGCCGAGTGTTAACTCATCTGCAAAGGTCTTCTTAATAGGCGCTGAAACTTTTCCAACTGCTAATAAAGAACCATCATCGTGGTATAAACCAACTGTTGTAACCCATGTTCTTGGATTGGCAGTTAATGATCCAGTGATTGTTCCTTCTACGGCATTAGAAATTGCAGTAGGATTATTGGTATAATTCATTTCCTTATTAAACGCTCTGCAATAAAAAGTTGTTCTTTTTAAAATGTTTAAAGATTTCCATGATAATGAAGTACAAACTATCTTACCGGCGCTAGCTGATCCAAATGTAAATCCTGAAGCAGATTCAACTAAGAAATGAGGCCATCCAGTTCCACCATGAAAAATCATAGAACCAGATTCATAAAACACTGTTCCTACTATATTGGATGTATTTCCTTGAGATACTAATGCACCTTTTCTGCCAACTGATGCAGTAATACTTGTTTCTGGAATATCAATATAAGTATTATTTCCAGATGTTCCAAATGCAAATACAGCTGTCAATGTTCCTGAAACAACTGCATCATCCATTGTTGTCCTGCCAATCTGAATAGCTCTTGTTATTCCAGTTGTAGTAGTTTGATCATGTGCAACTGGTACTACATTTCCTCCAGTTGATGAAAAATAGTAATGTGAAATATGTCTGATTGTAGAGCTTAATGGAATTGTCGTAGCTGTTCCTTGTGCATTTGCTAAAAATCCTGTACTAGAGTTTTCTGATACAAATGCTGAAACATTTCTATTTTGTGCTGCAGACAATGCAGTAATTTCAAAAGCAGTTTTTGTTTCTACTGTTTCATCTGCAACATCTTTATTTGTATCTAATTGTACGAAAGACATTATTAATTCACCCCTTAACTTGCGCTTGCGCTAACTGTTAATTCAAATTCTGCTCTAGCACCAGTGTTAATACCTGTTACATCTATTTTTACGAGGCCTGATTTAGAACCAGCATTTACGCCTGTTAAAATTTGAAATGTACCTATTCCATCTTCAGGTTCAGCCTTTGAATTATTTAATTTGCTAATATCAGAATCTCTTGATACCGCTGTCCATCCTTGAAGATCTTCACCATTATTAGTTGAAACAGTTAATGTCACTGTGTCACTGAAATCTGATGTTGCTTTAGATGGGCTAAGCGTTAATGTTGCTATTTTAAGTGAACCTTTTGGCAATGAAATTAGCCTATATAATAATGCAACTGATTCATTTGAAACAGGTTCTAATAATGGAAGATTATTAACATCAGCATCTGGATCTGAAGCATTTGCATCATAAAGTTGATAATTAATTTCATCATCTCCAAATGCGAATTTAGATATTTTAAATGAGCCATCATTTTTTGCTAATAGCTCTCTTCCTTTTCTTGTTAAAATAGCATCAATTACTGCAGTGCTGCTGTCCAGAAATGCCATTATTTACTCCTTATTTATAAACGTATAAAGCTACTGAAGGTTTACCAGCTAATTGTCTTAATTTTGCTTCTGCAGCTTGTACATATTTTAATTGAACATGCCCTAAAATTGTTCCACGGCCAATTTCTTTTCTGTTTTGATCATGAATAAAACTTCGTTCATCACCTATCTTATGATTAGATGCATCGCTACCTTTTGATGGATCGCCAGCTCCTGCAATAGCTATTGTTTTATCTTTTTTAATTGCACCATATGGGTCAGCCTTAAATTTGACAAGCGTAATCCACCCACCACCCTTACTATCGCTAAGCCAATCACTTACAAATTCATTTTTTTCTGGCTGAGCAAATTTTAAAGAAGATCTAGTAGTTAAAATAGGATCACCCTTATCGGTAAACGCATCCCATCTTTCCCGTCTTGGTTTACCAGGTCTTTCATTTAACATTTTCTCTTTAAGTACTTCCTTAATCAATGCTTTAATTTCTGATTTTTTAATTTTCAATTTATTCCTCCAGTATTATAAATATCAATATGATTTACTTTTCTTCTTCTTTAGACTTTTTAGTTTGTTGTTTTTTTGATTGTCTTTTTGCAGGTTCTTTTTTTTCTACAACAATATTAGATGTTTTATAATCTACTATACCGAAGCTATTTTTAAAACCTGCATCATCTACAGTTTCTATAATATGACTATCATGTACTTTTGCTAAATTTTTATATACTGAAGGCGTTTTCATAGCAGTTGCTGACTTGCATTCTACACAATGCAGAACTATTAAGCAATCATCTAATTTTTTTGATATTGCATCCCAAATTTTATCTGTTCTATCATGATTTTCACCAATGAATATCATTTTCTTATTAGCAACAACATCAGACAAAACTTTATTTAACATTTTTGCATCACTTACAAATACAAATTCTACATTTTCACTTAAGTGATTAAGATTAACCATATCTTGCGCAGTTGGTTCAATATCTCTTCCAAAATCTACAGATGTAACATTTCCTTCTATATCAATTAAATCTTTAGTAGCCTGGGCAAGCCATAATGTTGCAAAGCCACCAAATGTACCTACTTCTAAAATATTATCGCATTTATTTTCTAATGCAATACCGTATAATGTTTGCCCTTCTTCAATTGTAATTTGTCTTGCTGATTTAAACTTTAAATCTGGATAGTTCATTTAAACTCCTTTATGTGTTTATTTTTTCCCCGCCTTGGCCACCAGCTAATTCATCAAATAATTCTTGCCTATTACCAATAGCCACTCTTAAAATTCTTATGCTGTTATTGAACAAATTTGTAACATTTATATTCACTATACCAATTTCACCTGAAAGTGAATTTGCGTCAGCAGTAAATGATTTTACAACATCTGCTAATTGTAATTTCATTTGTATTTTCTTTGTATCAATTTTTGTTGTAAATTCTGTATCCTTTCCTTCTATTACTCTGCCTTTTCCATTGTCAATATCACCAATTACCGCTTTAAAATAATTTGTTCCATCTGCAGAAGATGGGAATTCAAATTTAAGGGCTGGAACTTGTGTTAAGAATGGTTTTCCAGATTTCAATAAAGTTATTTCGCCATTTATATTTGCGTTAATAGCTGAGGCACCAGCAGTTGGTGAAATAAGTAATCTACTTAATGTAATTTGAACATCTGTTTCAGCAGTATTAGAAGGTGTAACTTTTGCAGGTAAAAATCTGCCTATTCTTGTTTGCGAAAATCTTGGTATGCTGAATGAATCACCATTTCTATTTGATAATGTCTTAATTGCTTGGCTGCCAGTTAATGACCTGTTAATAAATTTTTGAATCCTATCTTTTTTTTGGAACCCTTGAAAATTTGCAGTTGTAGATGCAGAGGCTGCAGTAGTGTCTAATTCAAGAAAATGTGTGTTAATTTTTACTGATGTTGGCGATATTGTATTTATTCCATATTCTTGCCTTTCTTCTTTTGGCCTATGTAAAATATGAGGTTCAATTAAAATACCTTCAGATAATATGACAGATTTAGCAGGTAAAAATTGTCTCATAAATGGAAATATGCTACACATCACATCATTGAAATTATCCATAACATCAATAAATGTATTAAAATCACCAATATGCTGTGCTGCAGCTGAAAGACCAGAGCCTGACTCTAATCCTTCAGACATAACAGTTCCATATCTTGTCATAACATCATTTAATGTAGCTGTAATAGGGCCATTATATCCAGGCTTATACAAATCTGCTGGATCACCCATTAATTCTTTAATATTCAATTCTTGAATTGTATTTCTTATGTCTCTATTTATTGCATTTACTGGGGTCATGTGCATAGATATATTGCCGCTATCTGCAATATCATTTTCAGTATCAGTTTGTCTTACTTTATCATTATCAACAGTAAGTCCAGTAGGATACCAACTTGAAATTTTAGGCATATTAGAAAAAACTCTATACCTTTTATCAGTTTGGTTAGCAAAATTAATTGGTGTTGCAGTATTAGCTGCAGTAGTAGAATCTACAATAAAATTATGACTTGCTGGAATAACTCTATTTTCCTTTAATTTGTAATGTGCTGATAAACTACCATATGTTGCTGATAATGATGCAGTTGAATTACAAAAAGATGCTGATTCAAAATTCCTTGTTTGTTCTCTTAAATCTTCAGGATCTAAAGCAACGCTCCAAATTCTTACTTCATGCATATAGCCACTAAATGAACCAGATCCAGGAAAATAACCACCAAATGCTGAAGCACCTGCTGATGAATAAAATGATTCATCTCTCATGCTACCAGTTGAGCCTGAATTCATTATAACTACATCATCACCGCCTGAACCAGACCCAGAAACAACCATTGCATAAACTTTCACTGTAGCGTCATCTCTTGTAACTGCTACATTCAAAAATTTATCTTTAGTTTGAATAAATGAAGATATTGAACTTTGTGTTGTGCTAGCAGTTGTTGTTCCTGTTGTAATAAAATGAACATTTCCAGATGCATCTAATTTTATTTTATACAATGGGTGAACAAATAGCATATGCTCAGTAGCTGAAGTAGCTGAAACCCTCATTTGTATTGTAAAATTAGCGGATGGTGCAAAATCAAATGCTGATAATGTTCCTGTAGGGGCTTGTACATAAACATCCCCTGTTGAAAATAATGTAGGAGTATCAACTTCCTCTCTAACTTTTACTAAGCGATCTCTATTTAAAAATGAATATTCATCAACCTTCAAGAAGTTATGATCTATACCATATATTCTGCCAATGGCATCAATTACTTCTTTTGTTCCCTTTCTTTTAAGAAGATAAATGAGGTTATTTAAAATTCTATTCCATAAATCGAATGCTATTTCTTGTTTTGGAGCACCAGTTGTTGATTTAGTAAAAAATGATTCAATAGCACTATTCACTGCAGATTGATATAATGTTATACCAAAATGTGCAGCTAAGACTGGAAGAAACTTATTAGGGACTCTATTAACGTCTTCATAACTTGTATGTTTAATATGGGATAACTGATCTGCAAATCCTTTTAGCTCATCCAAAAGATCACCAAATGATTGAAGTAATTTTTCTAATACTTCATTATCATCACCAAAAAATAATACTTCAGGAAGCATATTTTTAAGTTTTGGGCTTCTTGATATTGTTGTTTCTGCAGTAAGCGGATAATCTATATGGTCATTTGAAGAGCCAGAAGTTTTTGTAACAATATCAATATTTTGTTCTTCAAAATCAACTGCTTTACCTGAAATAGAATCTACCACTGCTGCTTGAGATCCTGTTATTGTATTGCTATGTGTTCTATTTACAAATGTAAGAAATATAGTATCACCATCATTATTTGTAGCTGCAGCAGTTAATGTATTTGTTAATGATAATTCATCAAGTACAAATAAATCAAAGCCAGAGGCTTCTTTTTTCCATTTATCAACTGCAAAAATATTCGCAGAAGATAACGATGCCGTATCACCTGCAGAAAGGCCGATAGGATATGTATTTTCTATTTTCTTTAATGTGTTTCTATATTTTCTTAAACCATCACCAAAAAATACATGGTTTGAAAAAAGGTTGTAGTCAATAGATGGCCTAATTCTTTGTCTTTCACCAGTTACTGATAATTCAGCTAAGTTTGAACTTAATGATCCAAACCCTGATAATGATTTTATTAGACTATTAAATGATTGTCCTACTTCTGGCATATTATATTACCCTAAATTTATGTTTATCAGGTTCATCAATAATTATAGTTTCACCACGCATTTGTAATTTAAGAACAGGTTTATAATCAACACCTATGTAAAGATTGTTTGTATCTAATTCAACAAAATTTCCATTAGAATCATGTGATATTTGATAAGCTGGAATTTCTATATCATCTGTTTGCAATTCTCTAAATTCTATTGTACCATCAGTACAGATGAATGTACTTACTGCAGTTGATGCAGCTGTTAGGGCTGTAAATGTTGTTTTATCATCTTTGATATGAATTCTTAGTCTTGCTTTAGCGCCTTTTTCATAGGTTCTTTGAAGATTCTTATATGTTATTCTGTACTTGGATGTTTGAAAATCACTAAATCCTGATGCAGGATCAATCGCAGTAAATACATGAGTATAATTTGCAGTTGGAGATGCTGAAATAAACCAATTATCTTTAAATGATGCATAGTCACTTCCAGTAAGAGGCATTGTTCCAATATTACATTTATATAATCCCTTAGCATGTCTTGCTGCAGTTAATGCAGTATGCAATGCTGAAACTGAAGCGTCACCAGAAACACCGCTAAGTGTAACATTGCCAGGAAATGGACCAGTTCCGTTTAAATCCTGCAGCTGATTGTTTACAATATTATAGAACCATAATTGACCTGTACTATTAAATGAAATTGCTGATCTATCATCCTTAATTTGACCTGGCCATTCAAGCTGAATGTAAGATCTTTTTCTTGTATTTGTTTCTTTTCCATAAAATTTCTTTGTAAATATGCTTGTTGCTGATAATGCACCAGTTTTGATTTCTTGGTTATCAGTCATTTTAATCATGACACCAAAATTTCCTGTATTTCCAGCAAGCCATTCTTTAAACATATTTGTTATATCAACTTTTAAATCTTCTTCACCATGATCAAAAGTTTGTGTAGCAGAATTTGAATCAACTTGAAAAGTTCCACCTGTTGTTGTCCATGCAACTGTTGATTGAGCTGAAACTGCACTTGCATAACCAGTTTGAGATAAGTTATCATTATCTAAACCATCACCTTCATCCCATTCTTGTGTAATTGGATGTACATTAAGATTAAATGACTTTGCTTGTTCATCACCATGTTTAGCATTAAACATATATAAATATGCAGTTACTGTTGTATCAGTTCTTGGATCAACAAGATTACCAGCAGAAATATCAGCTGTCAATGCAGAAAGATTATAACTTGCAACTATTCTAGCAAATTCTTTTCTTCCTTTTATAGAATCAAAAATATTCCACGTTTCAAGAATAGGAGAACCACCAAAATTAGCAGTTAAACTTTTTTCAGTAATCCATGCATCTTTATTTACATATGCTCTTCTTACACTCATTATATTTTCTCAAAATAATATATGCCTGGCGTTGAATCTTGCATCTTAGCATAGCCATATTTTTTAGCAATCATTTCTGCGAATCTTTTATACAATCTTTGTCTTGTTTTTTCTCTTGCTGAAAAACCAAACGTAATCAGTATCAAATATAACTTGAATATTATCAGGTGTATCTGTTGTAACTTTATATGGGTAAGGGTTATCTAATACTTCTTTTAAATACATTATTCACCTCATATTTTTGGTTTACCGAATAATTGTTTGACTACTTTTAACGATCCACCAACAGTTCTTTCATATTTACCATTATCATCAAGCCATTTTATTTTTTTGCCAAGAACCTTTTCAACTTTTTCTTGAGTATCAACAATGTTTATGTTATTGTCTACAAAAATTTCAGCTAAACGATGAGATGCTTCTACAAACCAACCTGATTTTTTTAAGCTGGATAATTTGTGCTTAACCAAGGCGCTCTTTCCTTCTCTGCCGCCATCAGTTCCAGCAAGTACCATTTTATTACCGAATCGTGTTTCTTTATAGATCGTGAATGCATCAGGCATTGGATCTTTATCTACATCTATCAATAAAGAAACCTTATATTTTCCTGTTAGCTCACTCAGGCTTTTTACTATCAGGCCAATGGATTTATATGTATGTTCATACATATCCCATATTTCATTAAGAACATCTTGATCTAATTCTGATAGTTTTTTGATCACCCATTTCTTTTTAGGAGCATTGAAATCTTCATTTAGTACTTGTCTTAATTTCATTATATTACTCTACCAATAATATCAAAATCTAAAAAGCGTGTTTCCCAAATTGCATATTCAGGAAATCTTAAGATTCCGTTGTTTGTATGCGCTGCAATATTAAATGCAACATTTGAATATGTTCTTCCATCTAAACTACCTGTTATATTTGTTATATTGAATGATGCTACTGATCTAATTTTGTCAATAGATTGAATTCTTGAAACAATATCAGGTATGACTATAAAATCATTAAAGTTAGAATTGGTTATATCAAATACTCTTCTAAGTTTTAATAATGCTTCTAATAATGCTTCATTTCCATTTACATTTGGTTCTGGAACAATTGAAAAATCTGTTTTGATATTTATTATCTTACCATCTGATAGTTTTACTGAATCAGAAAATGATTTAAATTTGTTTATGTATACACCAATATTATTTTTCAGCGTACCACCAGGAGCCATTAAACGATTATCTGTATCTCTTGATATAAGGAATAATTCTACGCCTAAAGCATTTTCAGGATCTTTTCTTGAATGGGCTCTAAATACTGAACCAAAGCATGCAGGTAAACTTCTTACTAAAACTTGATAGTCTTGTAACGTTACTGCTCTATTTTGTGCGCTAAAGAATGCTGCTGCATTTTCTCTCATCTCTTCTAAAGATTCTCTTTCCGAACCACCAGTAGCTTGTTCTGCATTTGATACCTTCATGTTATGTTCAATAACATTTACTTCTTCTGCAGATAATGATTCAAAATTAGCAGTCTTATATGTTACTGTTCTTTCTCTAAATCTTGTAAGTTGGTTTGAACCAACATTAGTTTCTAAACCTCCACCAAATCTGTAATTAACATCTAATGAAATATTTGCTGGTGCAAAACCTAAACTTTTTGTATCAAGAAATTGAGCTGCGTTAATAGCAGGTGGAGTAAATCCTGATGCAGATCCCCTTAATGTAGGAGGTAAAACAAAATCTTCTGGATTGATTATAACTTCTGAATCTTCTAATGTTAATTTTCCAGAACCAAATCTTATAAGAGTTCTACCAGCAGTCTCTCTTTCAACTGTATATCTTCTTGGTACCCTCTTTGCTTTAAGAACAAATGGTGTATTGCCTGATGTTGATGTATCATTATTTTCGCCAAACATAATTGTATCTTGCGCTAAATGGTCTACTTCAGTCCATTCATTTCCATCAGAACTAGTAATTGAAATAACTTCAGTAATATCTTCATTTGGTAATTCAATTTCTAAGAATGACTTACCAGCACCAACAGTATATACAAATGTTCTTGATTGTCCTGCAACTGCAGAAACTCCTGAAATAGATGCTGTAACAAATGTAGCATCGCTTGTTACTGTTCTATTTGCTGTTAACGAAAAATCAACATCTTCTATGATTTCAAAACTAACGGCAGGTTCTAATTCAGTAGAAACTCTTGTACCTTTATTTATTACAAATAATGATTGCGCAGATGTTGCTTTAGTCATAACGGCACTAATAGAAACATCAACAGTTGCTGGAGTAACAAATCTTGGTTTTCTACCTAATGTTTTTGAAAGTCCTATTATATTTTTTTCTTCAACAGCTCTATTGATAAATGTTTCATTAGCTTGTCTATCAATATGGAATGACATTAAGTCACCAACATACGCAAGCATTTCTAAAAGAGCCATACCGCCTGAAGCTTCATTAAAATCCTGAAAATCATTTGGAAAGTTTTGCTGAATAAATTCCATTAAATTCAGTTTTATACTATCAAAATCTTTTGATAGATAATTTACATTACGAACTTCTTTGAGTTTTTGTGTAGCCATTAATTATTCTCTATCCGCTTATTCTTAATTGAATTGAATCGTTAGCTGTTTCAGCTCTAGTTAATTCATAATCCATCTTTATTAAAATATCATTAGGCTTGAGACTTGGGTCATCATCATCAGTTATGACAGTAACCTTTGTTAAATTAACATGCGGCATCCATTCTCCTAATACTGATCTAATTTCATTTGTTATTCTAAGCCTCATTTCTGCTTTATTTATCTGCCTAAATAGTTCACCTCCATAAGCGGCAATATTTGTTCCTATTCCTGAATTAATAACACGCTCACCTTTTCTAGTAAGGAGCAATATTTTTATGTCCTCTCTTACAGCAGCTAATGTTGTATCATTACCAGCAAAAAAACCTCTATTATGAGCTCTGAGCGGGAATTTAAAATTTATTTGTCCTGGATTATGTGGCATATTTTCCTAATTTATATATTGATGCTTGCTTAAATGATTTGTTATTTCTGTTTTCAGTTCTTGAACTGCTACCTTAGAATCATTAATTCTACCTTGAATTGCAGCAATATCAAAAAATAATGTTTGCGGACCACTTGTATTTCTTTCTGGTATGTCTACTGTAAGATTGAAAGATTCAGTTTCACCTGATGGACCTGTTGATACAGTTATTGTATCTGTATTTACAGTTATTGCTGGAACTGTATGAATATGTGAAAATAATACAAAAGTTAATAGCAAATTAAGATTAATTGAACCATCAATGGCATCTAATAATTTATTAAGCCATTCATTTTGTTTTTCACCCAATACTAATTTTTGAAGTATTTCTTCTGAATCTTCCTTATTTGAAACATTTGCTATAATATCTGCAGCATTTACAACAACATTACCAATATCATCTTCACCAGTTAAACTTCTTCCTGTTATTTTTTGAATTTCTGTATTTGCAACATGAATACTTTTAGTTAATGTATCACCTATCGATGCGCTATTAGATGCATTATAATGACGTCTTTCTTTTATTCCAGATTCAAGAACACCACTTTCATTATTTTCTCCATCAAACGAATGTCTAACAAATGAATCACTTCTTCCTTGCTGAACAACATCCCCTGGTTTTAATGGAACTGAAAAAACTCTTTTCCTTGTTTGTGTAACTGGTTTTTGAATATTTTCAACTTTAAATGGAAATTGATATCTATCTTGAGGACTTTGATCTGAATTGACTTCCCTTGCTAATGTTTTACTTAAAAAATCTGTATCTTGAACTTTAGATATCCAAAATCCTTGAGATTTTCTTGTGCTACTTTCTCTCATTATCCATACTTCTTCACCAATTTCTGGAAGTACTATATTATGAATTGACATTAACGGTGGGTACCAATCTAATGTATCTGAATAAGGATCATTGCTACTTACGTTTTCACCTATAATCTTTACTTGTAAGCTTCCAGGCGGAATTATAAAAGAACTTTGTCCGTTATTAGTATTTACATCTACCCTTATAACAATACTTCTTCTTAAAATGAATTGAGCATTTTCATGCTTTTCCCAACCTAACGCAGAAGCATATGTTTTTTTTACAAATTTCTTACCAGGATAATATATTTCATCTAGTTTAGGCATTTTCTTCAATCTCTTTTATTTTTACACCCTTGCTATTTAAATCTTTTTCTAAAGACATAATTTCATTTTCAACTCTTATCATAGCTTCTGATGTTGATTGAAAAACTTCTAATAGCTCTTGGTAAATTTGTAATCTTTCTACATAACGTTCAGCAATTTCTTTTGTGTTATTAGCGTTTAATGAACCCATTTAATAGTTACCGTAATAATCTTCCTTAAGATCGCAATATACATTTTTTAGTTTATTCAATGTTCTTGTAATTTTTCTAGATTCTAAACCTGTGCCCTCTTTTATGTACACGTATATTTGTTTCTTTTTATAAATATCCATTGACTTATAATTATGTAGAAGATTAGATACAATGCTTATAACAGCCTTATCGTCATTGCTAAGATTGACTTTGCTATCCATCAAAGCACTCACGCTTTCTGAAAGTAATTTTATAAATTCAATATCTTCTTCAGATTTTTTCTTTACCTTGTATTCATTAATGCTAAGCGTTTGTATCAAACCAATTTGGGCATCTTCATCTATATGAATTTTCTTTTTTGCAGCATTGGTTCTTTGTATAAACCAATTTTTTACTGTTGTACCAAAAAATGAAAATGATTTTGTACCTCTTTCAGGTTTAAATTTACATATTCTTTCATAAAGATGAATTAAGAGATCATGCTCTATGTTTTCCTTATCGCCAAGTATTTTGTTAAAATTAAATGTATAGAATATGTTTTCTATCAATTTTTTAAATGCATCTTGGATGATGTTTATATAAATATCATGTCTTTCAGTTATACTATCAGATGCTATATAGTCTTTTATAGCTTGTTCTTGGGGCTGAGCCCAATACATATTTTTTCTTTGTTTTTCCATGTAATTCCCTATTTTTTAATGTTTCCTTAATACTATTATAATAAAGGGGAAAATTAAGTTTAAACTATATGATCAAACTTTTTAACACGATAAGTTGCACTATCGAAATATGCCAAAAACCATTTCATCACAATTCTCCAGTTCTATATAAATAATTCTGAGTTATGTTCTTCATTAACATGTTTTGAATACAATTGTTTTTTGCTAGTATTGAATGGTTTTTTTAAGCCAGCTTCTATTACTGTTATAAAAGAGTCTTTATTTAATTGTTCAGTTACAGTCAATATATTATACACACCTTCTAATTTTTTTATTACACCACGAATACCTATCAAATTATAAGCATTTATTCCAACCGTGCCATGAATGGTTATTGAAGTTCTTTTTAAATAAAGACCTAATAATTTACCGAATGTATCTGCATCTTTAGATAATGCTCTTAATATCCTTCTGTAATTTCTAGTATCTTGTGATACAAGTTTATCAATAACTGAAGGCGCATCTATTGTAACTGCTTTGCCATCTTTTGGTTTTGCTTCTTCAATTATTTTTAATATGTCATCATCTAATCCTTCTCTTCTAAACGCATCCGCATATTTTCCAGTTGTTAGATCTTCTATAGTGTCATTTAATGGAACAGGTAATTTATAAAGTTCAAAAGCATTTGGGTCTAATTTAGATGACAAATCCATTGAATAACATAATGAATTAGATACACCAAAATTTATAAACATTGTTGAATCTGCAGACCTATCATTTAAATTGCTTTGTCTCTCTATTTCTATTTCTAAGCCATCAACATTAACGCTTGGTACAAAAACATGTAAAACTCCATCAACTGTTTTAGTTGACACCTGTACATTTGGTACTGCAACTATAGAACTATCAGTAACTGATCTAATCATATCTAAAACAGGTAAATCAGGGGTATCTATGATTAGATCTACTGCAGCCTTATCTAATGGCAATTGAAAAACATTGAATAGGCTTTTTGATGCAGTAGTTTTTGAATCCCCTTCTGGATCATAAAATTTTTGATAATATGTAGCTAATGCATTGTTTTGTTCTATATCTTGATAAGCAAGACTAACATTAATATTTTCGCCATCTCTTGATACAGCGTCTTTTAATGCCTCTAAAACCCAGCCAAGATGATAATATGTATCTTTACTTTCTCTTGATGAACCAGTCCTTACTTCTGTTTTAAGTTCTTTTCTCTCCTCATCAGTCATATCATCAATAGTTGTTTGAGAAACTTCGTTTCCATTAGAATCTACAGTTATTGTTTCTTGCGTCTTTCTGTCTATAAATACTTGTATCTTAGGTTTTTTTAAATTAGGGTCTTTAGCAATTAGTTTCTCAATTTTTACTGGACGCACATTTGGATCATTTGAAATTCTTTTTGAATCAGAATTTAATAATTCTGATGGTATTGTTTCAGAATCGAGAAACTGTTTAATTCTTATAGCTACACCAGAACTTTTAATAAATGTTAATGCTGCATTATTAGGAGTTGAAAATGTAAGTGATGTATCAATATGGCCTTTATCATCAAATGAAAAATCAAATTTATATAGTTTACATAATTCACCTTTCCAAAAACCATTATTTTTAGATTTAAGATCTATTATATTAGTTCCGAGTGTCTTAAATAGCGGAGGCCCAGTAAACAATCCAGATTCAGCTGCTGTCCAACCATACATTAAAAGATATACTGAATTTAATGAAATTAGTTGCCCATATGTTGGATCAAGATCAAATATATCTGGATTCATTATAGTCATTTTCATGCTATATCTAATGTTAAATGCTTCCTTTGTGCCCCTTGTTATTTCTAATGAATTAATACCTGCTCCACCTTTTTGATTACCGGATTGTAATTGAGACTCTATCTTACCAATAACTGCACCCTTTATACTAGTATTAGCATTTGTATCGCTAAATACACTTGACCTATTATTTTTAAATTTGAAATCAAGTAAATCCATTTTATTTTTTTCTGGATCAGTATAGCTTTCTAAGTCATTATTATCAAACAATGCTACTAAATTAACAAATGGCACAAGCTTAGAGAGTTCTAAACTACTTGAATTTATTCTACTATTCCACCCATGTATTATTTCTTCTTCTACGTTAAAAATTGTTGAAGACATTATGAATCATCTACCTTTGTTTGAATATGATTTAAGATATTATTGATGTTGGTTGGTATTCTTAATTTTGTTCCTGGAAGTACTGTAGAACCAAAAGGAAGATGAATATCATTTAATAAGCATATCGCCCACCAGTATCTTCCATCGCCTAAATATTGTGCAGCTAATTGGTCTAATTTTTGTCCATCTTGAAAATTTATAATTACATCATTATTATCATCTATTAAATCAACTGCTTTTATAGGTGGAAATGTTTCTAATCTTGGTTTTCTTTTTTTTCTATCTCTTACATTAAGAAATTTTTCGTATCTTGATATGGCCATTATCCTTTCCTTCTAAGAAAGTCAACATAAGATTCAGATTCAGTTCCTTTATCGCCAGATGGTTGAGATATTAATTGACCGCCATCTTCTTTTGTAGTAGTAACACCTGCTTGAAGGCCCCAATAAAAATCAAAATTCCTATCTGGAAGCGCTGCATGGATAACTTGATAGCTTAGTTGTGCTTGACATGTTACTGGCATTCTTACACCCTTTGTTAATTCCCATTTACCACCTGCACCTCCATGATCCCAATTATAAGTAAGGCTCCTAATATAACCAGGAATCCTGCTAAATATATCACCAATTGTAAGTCTAAGTAACGGTCCAGTTTTTACTCTATTCACATTAAAATCTGTATCAATATCAAATTGCCCATAACATTGTTGTGCTAACCAATTTGTTCTTTCATATACATTTTGCAATTCTCTCATTGAATTAGCAAAAATAACAAACTGAATATCTAATGTTCTATCAGTTTCAGAATATGTATAAATCTTTTCTGTCCTTCCAAAAAAAGACTTAGGTGTCCAGTTTGGTTGAAAACCTTCTTGCATTTGATTTAATGTTGCCTGTAAAAAACAATATTGTTTAAAATCACCATCTCCACCCCTATTCTCTGTTTCAAACATAAATGGAAAATATTGATTTTCTGCATGGCCAATAGATTCAATTGCACCAGGAGCATTAGCATCTTCCGAACTTAGAAAGTCTAAAAATCGGGCAAAATCTCCGTGGAATTTGTTGAAAACTCCACTGGTGATGTCTTGTGTAAGTGCTTGTTGATTTGAATTTATTACTGCTGGATTTAATTTATCAGAATTAACATTTATGTTATTTGTAAATCCTCTGTCATGCTTATCAGAATTTAAATATGCTTCATCATCTGAAAATTTAAATGCTTTTGTACCATATATATCAGGCTCTTGAATTTCTCTAATTGAAGTTCCGCCCATTACGCCTTCTGGAATTGATGGGTCATTTCCAGCATTGTTGTTATTAATGTATGTATTTTTAAATGTATCTACATTAGATAAGTTATCTCCTGGTAGTAATAAATTTTGTTGCAACATAATATCTAATGATTCTTTTTTTCTTATTGGCGTTGGAGGCCTATTAAATGCAGATGAATATGCGGTAGTCAATGCTCTTGATTGAGAATTTGTAGTTAGATAATCTATGAAGTCCCAAAAACCTAATCTACCTCTTTCTATCCCAAGTAAAACTTCATCAATGCCAGATGAAAAATAAGATTTCGCTACATTAGCAGGACTACCAAATGCTGGTCCTAAAATTTGCCCTAAATTAAATGTTAATGCTGCACCGTCTTCTATATTTTCAAAACTTGGTTGATCACCTGGAAACCCTTCAACTTTTGAAAACGCTCTATCATATGTATTTTTATCATTAAACTTGGAAACATTAGGATTATTTTCAGGAGAATTTAATCGAGGTGACATTGGGGGCGAAGAATCTGGAGGTCTTGTTATAGTTGCCTCTTTACCAGCTACAACTGGACCTGTATTACCCATAACAGAATCTTTGTATATTGATTCTAATAATTTCTTGTTGGCTTTATTCACATTAGATATATAACTTAAAAATGATATAAAACCACCACCTTCTGCGAATGCTTTTTTAGACCCTTCTTTCAATTCTTCATGAGAAAGATATTCTGCAAATCCTTTATACGGGCTTGCAGAAGTATATGTATCAAATTCATTTACGGCAGTAATTAAATTACTTTTATGCTCTTCATAATTTTTGATTATGCTATTTTTCTTTGTATCTAACAATAATCTTGATGTTCCCATTTTTTTCCTCTA